TACCAAGATTTTTTACCTGCTCATTTTTGTGACCGTTTTAAGGCTGAGGTTTTAAATTGTGATTTACGATAAACTTAATAAATACGGTTTTACTTTTTCGGCTCTTTACAGCCCTAAGATACTCACAGAAGATTTAAAAATAACCCGTATGGTCTTCATGGAAGTGACTAACTTTGCCAGTCTTAAAGCTGAGGACGATGTTCCTAACAGTGTGTCGCCCTATAAGCTGATTGACTGGTGGCACTACTTGGTTGATTTCGCCCAACAGTACCCACAGCTTAAATATGCTTCGGACGTGCTATCATGGAAGCACTTCAAAAAGCATTTTACCCCCGTAGCCAACAAGCATCAAAATTGTATGCTCATGGTCTTAGACCCTTTAAAGACTGGCCAAATCACTTACGACACTATCTTTTTTATCCCTCATACCATCCTAAAGATTTTTGCGGTTAACCCTGTTGAGAAACTGCAAGCAGGTTTAAAGTTACCACCTATGGTCACTTACCGCACAAATTACCCTAACTTCAAAGGTCACATCGTTGACTGGCAAGGTAAGATAAGAAGCGTGGGGGTTTTCACCAGCCCCGATGCCGCCAACAGAGCCAGAATAAAAGCTCAAATTGCTCACTTTGACAAAATGGTTAAGAGCTTTGAAGATAGGGACGAAGACGCTTTGGCTCTTGAGGAGCGCGTATTAAAGCGCATGAGAAACCGCATTGTTCAAGAGCTGTCAAAAACACTAACCGTTTCCTATACCCTTGATGCTCAAACAGTTAAAAAAATCTTAGCCAGAGCCAGAGACGCTGAGAGAAAAAGACTGCTTTCATTGCCCGAAGGTCCGACTGATGCCGAAATCGAAGAAGCGGTTAATCGCGCTGCCACTGAAAAAACCATCACCGAGGTTAATACCGAGTTGCGTAAAAGTGCCAAGCATTTACGCGATGACATTGACGTTATTGGTGAAGACTACGCTCACCAATATACTCGTGAGTTCTTAGAGAAACGCAGTTGGCTTAACCGTAAACAATTAATTGCTCAACGGCATTTAGAAGAAGAAGCCGAGCAACTTGAAGAAGATGCAGTCGAGGCTGAATTTGAAGTGGATAAAGCCTTGTACTATACAGCGAGGATACCTGAGCAACCCGCAGAGGGGACACCCGTGAACCGCGTATCACGAAGAACCCTTAAACGACCCCAATTTTTTGAGAGTGCTGAGAAATGACTGAACAAGAGCAAATTTTACAACGGCAAGTGATTGCTGTTTTCGCTAAGGTGGGTATCGCTATCCGCAACGGGACTAAGGTAAAACTCACTGCCGAGGAGCTTAGATTGTTAAGCCTCACTCAAATCGGCAGTGTTTTTGTTGATGTCAGTTATCAGAGTGAAACGTATGAGATTCACTAACCTTATTTTTTCACCGCATTACTTTTGGCTGACTTGTCATCTTTACTTTTGACGGATTGTGCAATGGGGTCTTTTTGGTCATTACCATTTACATCGTTACTGCCACTTGCGTTGTAAAACTTAGTTCCACTGAGAATTGGGCTGCTATCAGGACGCAAGCGACCATACATACGCAAATGGTACTCATCATCGTCAATAATCCCCTCACTCAAGTCGTAAAGCAGTCGGGCAGCCATTAAGTTTAACTGAGCTTCTAACTCAATCGGGCTTCGCATCTCAGCAGGTGTGAAGCTCACCTCAACCCGACTGTTACTCCCTGTTAAACGTAATAGGAATGTAAACATTTGTGACATCAACAATGCCACAGGCACGTTTAAGCCGTCACACTGCAACGCAAACAATCGCGCTTCCACAGAGGCCGTGTTCACCCCTGCCTCACCCCGACCCAAGATAGTGGCCATTGTTTTTAGCGCAGCCTGATTTTGGGCATTGAGTGTTTTAATAACAGGTTCAATGTTCAAGGTCATGCCCGATTTACCCTCATTTACAATGCCAACTTCAACGGCATCGGTGTGAACAAAGGCTTGGTCAGGACGAAGGTTAGCGATCGCGGTACTGATACTGCCAATGGTTTGGGTAATGTAAGTGGCCATTTTAGCCGCGTCATTCTTGATATTCTCAGGCGCATTGGCACGAATCACATCTTCCATAATGGCGATGTCCATGCGAGGGTAGCCTGTTAGCTGCATGATACGGTAAAGGTCATTGATGATACGTTGACGAGCGGCAGCGGTATTGATGACGCTGACGAAAGGACTGTAAGCATAAGCCTTGCTAGGGTCTTGGCGATAGTAAGCGACAAAAATATGGGGGAAGTCCAAGCTAATGTTATCGCCACCGTTTGACGGTACTTGCTCTGGTACTAACCGACCATTTTCTCGTTCAAACCATTCCAGGTCATTTGTCTTAATCAAACGCACCTTATTGAAGATGCCTTCTTTAGTGATAATGGGTTCACCCATGACCATGCCTTCGGCCAAAATCATGTACCGCATTTCTTCCGCGATAGCGCGTAAGTCAGGGGTGTATTCAAACCCTTTGGAGTAATCATAACGGGTAGTTAGACTGTCAATCAGAGCGTTGATAATCTTTAAGCCGTTTCTGTCGATAGCCCCATTGATGTCTTTCACTAAGATGATGGGTTTAGTATCAGACAGCGTTAAGAAGGCATTGAGAGAGGCACTGGCATCGGGGTCTTGCACTAACAGGTTTCGGATTAAATCCCGACTATCAGACGAGGCACGAGTAGTGAAAATATCTTCTAAATGTTCACGGTATTGCGGTGCTGATAACACGTTAGCATTGTTGGCAGGGTCAAAAGTAGGGCTATTGGCCGTCCCTTTTGGGTTAGGTAATCTTTTAGGTGTTAATACCTGAAACACAGTCTGTAATGATAGTGCCATTTACATTGGCCTCAACGACAAAATAGGGAATGGGTTGATTCTAGCATATCTCAAGAGAGTAGCCCACCTAAGCCATTATAAAGGCCACTCTTACTTTGGCGACCATATAAATTAGCATCAGGTAATAACAAATCCTGACCGCCAAAGAACAAATGCGTCTTAACAGCTTGCTCCTTGTAACCTGTAAAATCATTGGTGAAGTATTTTACCGCCGTTGTTAGGAACGCTAAAGCATGAAAATAATGGTCTTGGCCAGTCAGCTTACGCCATACCGCAGGTTTCTCAGGGGTCGTGTCTCTCACCATATCCTTTAAATGGTCTTTGATAAGCTCCTTCTGATTAACGTAATTAAAGAACTCCATCCGTCCCTCCCGACACAACTTGGCCACAGTGTCGATATGCTCAGTACGGTCAACTTGGATATTCTTAGTGATTTCGGTTTTATCAGCGATTTCGACAGAGCCACGATACGCGCAAGGGATAATAGCCCCGTTTGTCTCCTCAAAAACACTCTTAGACAACCATTGCTCAGGGAATTGGTCTAAAGTGCCGCGTAACCCCTCGTACTTCACTCTTAACTCAGCTACCCGCTCTAAAAACTTATCAATAGGCACTGCCTCGAAATGGTGAATGCGAACACCATGTCTAATACCATCGCTACTGCCGACAACGATGTGACAGATAGAGCCAATGTCACCGCCAAAGTACCATCGGCCAATAGGGTCAACTTGACGGCCATGCTCCTCTTTAAACAATGGGTTAAGAATGGCATCGGTTAAACGCACATCCCCTTTGTCATACGTCTCACCCAACACCGTGTTGTACCACCCGCGTAAGAAATCATTTTTACGGTACTTAATTAACTGGTCAATCACATAACTGGGGGGCAAGGTGCTGCCACTGAAAGTCCTCATGCGGTAGCCTCGGTTATTGACACGGTTAGGGTACTTAGCCACCCATTCGCGTTTATCGGCTCTTAAATCTAAAGGTTGATGGCACTGCTCACAGTCAACAGTGATATTCGCGGTCACAATCTCGTATTTCTCAAGTATCGTGGTGTCAATTTCGTCTAACTCAATCTCATCAGGTAGCCCCTCAATGTTGACGAACTTCTTCGTGAACAAAGGCACTTGCCAATGGTTACAGCAGCTACATTTAATCATGTATTCCCGTTGGTCTGACAATTCAAAGGTAGCGTCAATGCCGAAGCCACTGAAAGTGGGAGTGCTGAATTGCTGGGTAATACGGAAGGCACTCCCTTGCAAACGGGATTGGAACAAAGCCAAAATATGTTGATTGGACAAATCGACTTCATCGTTGAAGATAACGTCACAGGGTTGACCTGTCGCGGAAGACTCGGTGGCAGGAGCTAACAGCAAGAAGGATGTGCCAATTTGGTTGACCTCAATGGAACGCACAGGCTTAACCGCACCGAGACTAAAAACCCTATCTTGGTCAATCAAAGGCTGAAAACGGGTCTGAGCTTGTTTACGCAGCATTGGTTCGTTAGGGAACGTAAACATCAGCGTTGTTCCCCGATTTCGGGACAGGAATGCTAATGCTTTTCGCATTTGCAACTCCGTTGCCCCTTGCTGACTAGGTTTTATAACGCTCATGTTAGGGTGCATATCATCAAGAATAGCTTTTTGGAAAGGATAGCGTTTCAGGTTAAACGGTAATCCTTTCAACGTGGTATTCTTACAAACCCAATCAGAATAACTCATGCCAGTCGCATCTTTGGAGAAGCGAGCATTAAGCTCCTTGTTAAAATCACTTGTAAACTTATTTGGCATTTTGTTACTCTCATCTGTATTGTTTATGTAATTGGGTCTAGCATTGGTAATACCTTTGCGGCTAATCTATAAAAAGACCCGAAGGCACTAAGCCTTAAACCCAACTGGAGACCGACAGAATGTACCCACCGATAGCGTTGGCAGCCGTCAATGCCCTTGAACAGATTCTAGCAAATTATAAAGATGAAGGCCGAGCTTATTTAGAGAAGTCACCGTACTCGCCAGAAATAAAGGCAAAGTTAATGGTATTGGCATTTGCAGTGACATTGCAAGAGAAACGTAAAACGAGCAGCCAAGAGAATGACCCCTTGGGTGAAATTGATGTCAGTGCTGAGATGGATAAACTTTACCGCAACCTCAAAGAGTTTAGCTTAGAGGACGAAGGTCTTGCCCCTACTGAAAAAATTGCTATCCTCCGAGTCCAAACCAACCTGTTGGAAAAGATAATTGAGATGCGTGAGCGAGCTATGGGCATTGACCAATATGTTGTTTTCCGTGAAACCGTCATGGAGTTTATCGCCAATAAGTTTGACCCTGACGCGATAAATGAATTGCAAGAACGCTTAAACGCTCTCGCTTAAACGCCCTCACCTCACCTCACCTAATCCCGACCTGAGACCACCCAAAATGACAAAAACGCATGACACCACATTCAATGTGGCTTTTAATGATTTTTCCCACAGCAACGAATCCACGCTGTTTTTAACTTACGCACCGCAATACTGGCGAGCGGGTTTGCCTGTGTTTCCGTTGTGGGCGAAAAAGAAAGAACCCATGTTTTCAGGCTGGCGCGAATACTCGGTGGTGATGCCACCCGAAGAATTGCGCGAACACTGGAAGCAACAAAATTCCAACAGTAATATCGGCTTACCTCTCGGCCCTTGCTCTGGCATTTCCGTCATCGACATCGACACCGATGATGTCACCATTATCAAAGCCATTTTAGAGGTTTTGCCGAACCCATTGTGGGTGCGAAAGGGTGCGAAAGGGGCGGTTTTAGCGTACAAACATAACCCCGCGCTAAAAACCTTCCGTATCAGAACGATTAACAACGAAAGCATTGTGGAGTACCTGTCCGAAGGGACGTATGTGGTGCTGCCGCCGAGTATTCACCCCAATACAGATAAACCTTATACTGAAAACAGACCGTTATGGGAGGTTAAGGACAACTTACCAATCATCCAGACAAACATTGAAGACACGTTGCGGAATAGCCTAAAGAAAGTCGGTGTCAATGTAGGCGACAGCAAGATTGCCACAAAGGTTACTGAGTTTGTGCCTTCGGGTGCGCGTGATATTAGCTTAACACGGGCAGCGGGTCTGTTTGCCTTTGCCGTATTACGCGGTGAACGCAGTTTGTTGGAAGCCTTAGATATGCTGCATATTTATGCAGCGCAATATGTTGAAAATATCATCGGCGACCCCGTAGATATGAATAAGCACACGGCCAACTTGATTCTGTTCTTATCACGGGACATCATGCAGAAAGGCCGCATCTTGCCCGAAGGGTGGGATTCAGGGATGACGGAGGCGCAACGGGCGTATTACCGCAAAGCCTTTAGCGAAGACCATATTGAGAAACCCGCAAAAGTTATCATGTCCGATTTAGAAGATGTCTTTAGCAACAACGATGGTAAAGGCACTGACGATGTGATGCAAGAGGTAGAGAAGACGTTAAAGTTATTGGCGTTCAGCAAAAATTTAAGTGCTTTAGAAGTGGACAGAATTTTACACCTGATTTCGCGTGAGTCAGGTTTAGGGGTTCGTGTGGCTTCGTTGAATAAGCAAATTAAAAACTACCGTGAGATGAGCGAATTTAAAGGTGCCAATCACACCGAGATTGCTCAAGCCCTGATTGAAGAATTAGAGACCATCAACAAAATCAAATTCTTCAACGACAAGTTTTTCCGTTGGGGTGGTAGCCATTATGAGGTCTATCATAACATCGAACTGGAGCGCGAAATCCATTTACGTTATGGCAGTTGTGAAGCGAACAAAAAACGCAGCGATGCCAAAGGGATTTTACATACGATGGGGGCGTTGCAGTCAGCACCGTTACGCGACCCTGATTTGATGGAGACTGGGGTCAATTTCGCTAATGGTTACGTTATCAGACGCGAAGACGGTAGCCTTGAATTGCACACCCATGAAGAAAAGTTTGGCGCGACCTACACGCTGCCGTTCATTGTCGATTTAAAGCAAGTGAATGATAACTTACGCAAGTTAGCTCCTACGTTCTATCAATTTTTAGAAACCAGTTGGGGGCATGACCCTGATTTTACTGATAAGGTGCAAGCCTTGCAGGAGGCCATTTTCGTAACGCTGTTTGGCTTAGCCCCACAGTATCAACGCGCTTTCTTGCTGTTCGGAATGGCAAATTCGGGCAAGTCACAATTGCTTACAATTATCTCGTCCCTTGTGCCGCCAGAGGTAAAGTCAGCAGTGTCGCCAGATGCGTGGGCGGATAACTTCGCGCCTGCAAGTATGGCGGGTAAACTGCTTAACATTGCAGGTGAATTGTCAGAAACGCGGAAGATTTCGGGTCAAATCTTCAAAGAGGTCATTGACGGGTCTGAAATGAGTGTTCGTGCGCCTTATGGCCAAGCATTCACAACCCGTATGATTGCCGCCCAGTGGTTTGCAGGTAACTTTTTACCGCGCACGAAAGACACTTCCGATGGTTTTAACCGCCGTTGGTTAATTTTTCAGTTCTGCCGTCCCATCCCCGAACACGAGCGCAAAGTGAATTTGGGCGAATATATCGTTAACAATGAGCGGGCGGGGATTTTACAGTGGTGCTTAGGGGCATCTAAGCGGCTTGTGAAGCAAAAGGGTTATACGCTACCTGCATCGGCACGAAACGCTGTAGCCGAAATGGGGGCTTTGAACAATACCATCAGAGCTTTCCTTGAGGCTGCTAATGGCGGCATCCGCCTTGCGGTCAGGGATGTCTCCGAAGGCAGAATTATGCTAGGCAAGAAGCGCGTTAAATACGACCCACAAACAGTCGCTCAATTTACCGCAGAATATAAAGTCCAAGAAACTCGGCTTTACGAATTATACTGGGCATGGGCTGTGACCAACACCGAGAAAAAACCTGAGAGTATTCAAGGGTTTAAGCAAGCCATGAAGGAGCTTGTACTGTCCTTTGAACTTCGGGTCGTTGAAGCTCGCGGAACCGCTACCTATTACGGTATCTCTACCGAAGAATCGGCGAAATCCGCTCTCAAAAATCTCGGTTATACCATTGGGTAAGGGGCAGAAGTATTATGTTAAATAACATCTTTAAAATTCATGCAGATAACATCACTAAAGCGGTGGTTGACTTAGATAACCAAGAGGAGGTAGGTAGTAAAAAGGAGGTAGGTAACTTAGTCACAGCCGTTTGTTCGGCAGTGTTAACGATGAGGGCTGTCGGAGAATCCTTAAAAGGTGTTGAGATTATCCCTGACGCAGGTGCGGATAACCTTACTAAAGCCCTCATAAAGGGGGTGAACGCAAAAACCAAAACCAAAATGACTAACCCTAAGACCCAAAAGAGAGGCCAATAATGTTTACACTCAACAAAAATCCTGTGAGCATTTGGTTCAGCACAAACACTCGGCATCACCTACTCGCTGGGTCTGACTCGTCTAAACCTAAACGCTTCCCGAAAGCAGCGCAAATTAACTTTCCTAGCGAGCTTTTCGACACCATTGACATTAACCTCAAGTCCACCGTGTTCCAAGAGACTTACTGGTATCAGGAGCTTTCGCAACGCTCCCCTGATGTTCAAGGGACGCTAACCCGTTTGCGACCCTACTTACCTGTGCCGTACTTAGCCGAGTTGGGTCTTCAACCGCCGCTCCTCGGCATTCGCTTCTTTGAAAACATTCAAATGGAGAAGCTAACGCCAACGGCGATGGTGTCGCAACAGGTCTTTAAAGTCCCCGACTTCATGGCCACTGAACTTGGGTCTTGCCTTGAACGCAATAATACAGGACCCGTCAGCATCACCTTAAAACAAATGGATGCTTGGGGTTTCGACATGATTAAACTTGAGCAGCTTAAACGCTGCCGACCCCTCATCATCTGCACTAATGGCGAATCTTCGCTTTGGAATAAACGTGCCATTGAGTTTCAACCTTATGACATGATGTCGATGAAGGCTCAAGTCAGTCTTCTCAAATGGGTGGCCAGAAAGACTGTCGAAGCGTACAAGTATCACGAACCCGCTAACCTTATCGGTCTCTATAAAGACCTCTGGATGGGTGAAACGAGCCAGTATAATCAGGTGAAAGTGACGGAAAAGCATCTCTTTATCGACCCCTTTGAACTTGGCGAGAGTCGAAGACTACTGAAATAACTAAAAAGGCCACTTAATAGTGGCCTTTTTATTGGTTTTGCGGTTGGTAATCCGAATGAGATTGGGAATGGCAATGGCAATGGTGATTGGTGGCGGTAAAAGAAAAAAACCCTCGGCAATGGCAATGGCAATGGCAATTGGTGGCGGTAAAAACCTTGTGATTGGCAATGGCAATGGCGGTGGCGACTGGTGGCGGTAAAAACCTTGTGATTGGCAATGGCAATGGCAGTGGCAATGGCATTGAGGTTAAGATTGAGATTGAGATTGAGATTGCTAATGGTATTAACATTGGAAATGTAAAATTTTAAATAACGACTTTTTGGATAGCCCCCCACCTTACCCCCAGCGACTAACATATTTATACACTACCCTTTACTATACACTTGTATATACAAGTGTATAGATAAAAAGGTACTGCCTTTTGAGAATGATTATCATTTGCATTAACACTGTTACACTTTGTTACAAAGTACAGATTGCCAAAGTTATTACTTTTAGATATAATGACGGCATACCCAGTAAGGGTACAAGCGGTAACAATAACAGTAACAATAACAGTTACACTTTGTTACAAAGTAAAGATTGCCAAAGTTATTAACTTTATATATAATGGCGGCATCAAGACGGCAAAATGCCATAACTTAACTAAGCGAGATTTTACAAGATGAATGCAATTAAAGCCCTCTCCAGTAGCTACATTGTGGCTTGTATGATGTTTATTTTTTTGTCGTTATTCGTTGAAGGTGAAAATCCCTTAGTAGTGTTTTGGGATGTTTACGATTTCCCCCCCGTCTACTGTGTGTGGTTGTTGGCAATGGCAATTTTAACCTTGTTGTTGCCAAATCAGGATTAAAGATTATTTAATCTGGATGTTTTAAGGTTAGAGGTAGTACCTTTTTAAACTACCTATTTTTAAGCGAGATTTTACAAATGAGTAATTTAATTGTGGTTGATGCCGTGAATAGCGTCTATTTAATCGGTGACGATATGCAAGGTGAATTTGCAGCGCGTGTGACTAACTATAAAAACGCGTCTTTTCGTGTGGTATCCTTAATTGCCTTCTTAATCGCTCAATTAAGCGACAAAAAGGCAATCAGCAGCTTAAAAGCTAGTACACTGGAACAGTTAAAAGATGAAGGCATTGCAGAAAGCACTGCAAAGACTTTTTTGGTTGATGCATCAACAATTAGCATAAACGCTATTGGATGTTTGGATTTAGAATCGTTTGAGTCTAAATTCGCTAAATTAGGTGTAACAAATACTAGTCAAGCAGTACGTTTAACAAATGCCAATAAAGTAGTTGCTGATACTATCAATGGTTTACACAAGTCTTTAAAAGAAAAGGCAATGGATGACTTTAAAGCCTTATCAGTTAATTTAACCTTGCCTTTGTTGGATAACTGGATAAAAGAGTATAAAGAGAAAAACGTCATTATCCTAGAAATTGCTGCTGCTGCTGATAAAGCTGCTGCTGATAAAGCTGCTGCTGATAAAGCTGCTAAAGATGCTGCTGCTGCTGCTGATAAAGCTGCTAAAGATGCTGCTGCTGCTGCTGATAAAGCTGCTGCTGATAAAGCTGCTGCTGATAAAGCTGCTGCTGATGCTGCTGCTGCTGCTGATAAAGCTGCTGCTGATGCTGCTGCTGCTGATAAAGCTGCTGCTGATGCTGCTGATAAAGCTGCTGCTGATAAAGCTGCTGCTGATAAAGCTGCTGCTGATAAAGCTGCTGCTGATGCTGCTGCTGCTATGCTAGACAAAATTATGACTTGTAACTCTTTAGAAGACCTACAAGCATGGCAAGCTGCTATTGATACTCGTATAGCAGTCTTAACGGCACAAACCAAAAAATCAGCCTAACCACCAAAGGGGACGCAAGTCCCCAAACGGAGAGATAAAAATGAGAAAAACAGAAATTCTAGGCTTAATAGCTAAAATTTTGGCGCGTGTTCGTGCCGAAGAAGCTAAAAAGATTCCTGATTGGTATTTGGAGGGCGATGTAATCGCCTTCCAAAAATGGCAAGAAAGAAGCAAGGCGGAAGCCTTGTCTGATGTAAGAATTTTAATGGAACACTATCAATCTGCTAAAGATTGATAGTGTTCTAAGGGGACGCAAGTCCCCCAAAGTTAAAAACAAAACAGACTAGCTAGTCTGTTTTGTTGTTGGCTTTTTTTCGTAGGGTAGGCGTAGGGTAGCGTAGGCGTAGGCGTAGGCGTAGGCGTAGGCGTAGGCGTAGGCGCATAAGCGCATCATGTGTTATCACATACTTTTACCACCTACTTTTACACTTTATGAGTGTGGAGCTTTGAAAAAGTCCTTATCGCATCATATAAACGCGAAAAGCCGACATTTTCAAACTTTTTTCAAACAAAAGGTAGTACCTTTAGTCTTAACGCGCTCTATTAAGCGCGGAAAGCCGACATTTTCAAACTTTTTAACCAAAAAGGTAGTACCTTTATCTTAACGCGCTCTATTAAGCGCGAAAAGCCGACATTTTCAAACTTTTTTAACCAAAAAGGTAGTACCTTTTCTACCTAATCGGAGATTTTCAGCCATGAGAGAAATGTGGTTTTTAATTTTGTCAGTGGTCATTGCGACCCTGACGACATTTTTGGCTAGTATCAGCCAAAATTTTGAATTTTCGGTTGGAGTAGCCTTTATTGGCTACTCCGTAGCTTCCATTTTGTCCTTAGTTGCCGTTTTTGGCGACTAAGGAGGGAGTACCTTTACCATTACCATTGCCAATGATGTTGTTTTTGCCATTGGCAATGGTAATGGTGGCGGTATTTACAGTATTTTTGGCATTGCCAATGGTAATGGTGGCGGTATTTACAGTGTTTTTGGCATTGCCAATGGTAATGGCAATGCCAAAAGTGCTGTTTTTAGAAATAGTTTGTTACAAATCTCTAGTGGGACTAAAGCTAGTGGTTAGGATTTCGTAAATATAGTCATAGTTATTACGAAATTACAAAATAAACATTTTGTTACAAATTAGTTGCTCCAAATAGCACACCTATTGTCGTGATTTATCAATGGCAATAGGTGTGCTGTATAAATACTATACAGCATACCATTGTTGAGGGGGTTTTACCCTAAGAAATGGGGTCGTTTTGGCTAGGAAGCGGCCATTGAGCCGCTATGTTAGAATGTTATATTATAACATTTCATTTTGGCCAAAAAGTGGGGTTTAGTTAGGGGCTACACGATTTTTTCGGCCAAGTAAAGTAGCAAAATCAAGCACTTATAGCCATTTTACGGGAGTGGCGTGTGCATTGGCCATGTTAGTGGGTTAGCCACGTTAGGGTCTAAGGCCATTAGGGTCGTTAAATCTTTCCTTTTTCTGTTTAAACACAGGAGAAGTCAAAGTTAATAACTATAGAAAAAGAGAGAAATGGTTATTTTTTAACCAATTGAAATTTTTTTATTACGAGACCAAAATTCTTTTTTTCAAAAGATTTTGGCCTACCCCCCTTTGCAATCTTTAGGTTTTTTAAACGAATTTTTGGCCTCACGCGCATACGAGGGCAACGCCACTACCATTGCCATCGCCAATGCCATTGCCATTGCCCCTAGCATTGCCCCTACACGCCTCAAAACAACTGACCTGTAGGTAGGTACTACCCGAACCGTTTTAAACGCGCCTACCCCCTGAAATTAGCGTTTAAACGGCATATCCAAAGGTAGTACCTCCCCTAAAACTGAGACAAACCAAAAAATCGGTAAAAAACCCGATGTCTCATGCGGTGATGTACGCGATAACAGGTTTGTGTATTAAGTGCAAACGCTTAATCTCGCGTTAGGGCGATTTCTAACACCCTAACACCTGATACTGTACTTAAAGTTTTTTTGTTCAGGGGCTTGACAATTTCCCTATAAATAGTGTTGGGGGTCTAACTGTTTTTCGTTAAGATTTTGATAATTCACGACACGAAAATAGTACATTTTTTAATCAATTGTGAAGATAGCCCTCATTTTTACAATAATGTTTTTACACTAACCACTAACATCTATACCTGTGCCTATTTTTTGAACAGTTTGTAAGTGCTTGATATGTAAGGGAAAACCTAAAATAGCTTATTTTTTAATCAATTCTGAACAAAAAGATTTGTAAATAATACACGCTGTTCAGTTGACAAAAAAGGGTGTTCTGTGAAACGCATATTATGTTAAATAAAACGCCCTTTTTAGTACATTTTTTGAACGATTTTCTTTGAAATACCTTGTTACAAAAAGGCTTCAAAACAATTAAAACGCTCAAAAAATATACAGCAAAACCACTTGGCATGGTTGTTGCGTGGGGAGAGCCTTTTGCCATCGCCATCGCCAATGCCATTACTATTGCCATTCCCAATAGTAAAACCAACACTATTTTTGCCTATCTTGACAAAGATTGCGAAAGGTGTTACAATTGATTTTCCAAAACCGCCTTTGACATTCCCAATGTCAAAGGCAATACCTCTCAGGAGTTTTATAAAATGTCCTTATCTGACCCGCTCACCTTCGATAATGTGGGCGACCATATTAACCAGTGTTTAACGGCTTACCCGTTAAACGACCATCAGAAATACATAATAAAAGAGATGCTAGACACTCTAGCCGATAAAGTCGGCCATGAGTTGTTCATGGTCTCTTTGACGTGTACAGATACCAAAGCTGCCTGTGAGAAGGTAGCTGAGGCCATCGCGGTAGATTACCGCGAGCTTTAAACCTTTGACCTCTTAACCCCTTTGGCAAAGGCACTGCCAATGCCAAAGGCACTACCAATGCCAATGCCAAAGGCACTACCAATGCCAATGTCATTAGCAATACCGCCACCAAAGGCACTACCTCTCGGAGATTTACAAATGAGCGACAGAATCAATTTCGGAAATTTCGTACAACAGTACGAAGAGTGCGTTATATCCTCACCAATGGACGCGCATCAGCGTCAAATGCTCAAAGAGTTTCTCTCTTTGTTGGAGAGCCGCGTTAGCCATGAATTGTTTATGGCTGGCTGCAGCCAAGAAAAGGTCATTAAAGACTCTTTTAGCCGCGTAGCGGTTAAATTGCAAGTCGAAGACCGCCTTCGTTACCGCTAACCAAACCCTTTTGGCTTCGCCTCGCCGCCATTGAGTGTGAGGCACTACCTTTCGAGGAGATTTACAAAAATGGGCTGGTTATTTAAGTATGATTGCCATACCAAGCAAGACCTTGTTGACCACTTGGTCAATAATTTTAAATTCAGCGATACCGCCGTTCGCGGCAATGTTCTTTATGGACTCGCACCAACAGTGCGTCACGTCACCGATAACTTCGGCGATACCATTGAAGTTCCAGATGACGGCAGCGTCATCATCATCTGTCTCTTGGACTGCGACCGTTCAAACCCCAACTATCCGATGTGGGGTTATAAAAATATGGACGAGGGAATGTTCCCTTATTACTTTTCGTGTCCTGAGCGTATCTTGGCACAGTCCACTGTGCCTGATTCGAGAGGCTGGCGAGCGGCTTGTCGAGCCTCTCGCGTCTCCTCCCGCTTTAAAGAGGGTCAATGGTACGAGTTCTCAACCCCGTTGGATGGCGAAACCCGTTGGCAATACCGCCGCCAAAAGCGTTCTTTCAAGCGGGACGTGATGTTTTGGCATTCCGAGAAAGGGCGCGAGTATCGTATCCCTAGAGCGGCGGCACGTTTTAAACCTGTTTTGGCTTCTTAACAATACCAGTGCCATTGCCATTGCCAATGGCACTGCCTTTAACAACCCCTTTGAGGATTTTTCAAAATGGCTAATAAAGACTTAGCACAGGACATCACCAACAAGGTTATTAGCTTGTTGGAACGCGGCAATTTGCCTGCCTTCAAAAAGTTGTGGTCATCAGGTGGGGAGGGTTATAACTTCTCTACTGGTAAGCCTTATCAAGGCTTAAATTCCTTGCTCACCGCTTTGGCCACCTCCGAAGGTGGTTATAGCCAAAACGCTTGGTTGACTTTCAACCAAGCTAATAAGTTGGGTGGTCGAATCCGCAAAGGTTCGGCGGGTTTACCCCTAACTTCCTATCGGTTCGTTCAGAAGACGGGTGAGGGCGGTAAGGATGAAAGTTACCCTTGCCTCACAAGTTTCATCGTCTTCAATGTCGCTGACATCGAAGGCATTGCCTTTGACTTCGGCGATGCCGATGGCACTGCCAATGGTATCACCAATGCCGATGCCACTATCCTTAACGAGGCCGCCTCTCGTATTGGGGTTGTTGTCCATTTTGGCCACGATAGTGCGAGTTATAGCCGCACTTTTGACAGAATAAAGATGCCGAATCCGTCCGACTTTATCAGCAAAGAAGCGTTTTTCGCTGTCTTTGCTCACGAGTTAGTCCATTCGACAGGTCATAACAGTCGGCTCGCTCGCACCTTCGGCAGTGCCTTCGGCGATGCCGATTACGCTAAAGAGGAACTTGTCGCTGAACTTGGGGCTGCCATGCTCTGTGCCAAGTACGGCGTTGACTCCAATATCGAAGGTCATGCCTCTTACCTTGAGGGCTGGTTGTCAGCGTTAAAGTCTGACAAGCGATTCATTTTCAAGGCATCGAGCTGTGCAAGCAAGGCTGTTGCCTTATTAACAGGAGATTCTACCCATGAAATCAACAATGACGCTTAACCGTTCTCTCTTTAGAACGGCACAACAATTGTCTGCCTTCGCCCATCGGCGAGGCGAAACCGTTGTCGAATATAAACAAGGCTGGCTCTATTGCTACCCCAAAAGCCGTGTCGCTGATATTTTCGACACTGCCCCTGACAGCAACGAGGTTGTTGCGATTTACAATGCAACGGACGCTTACATTTGGAGAAAAGAGGATGCCTCGCGTTCCCGTTCCCGACACACTGCCTGAACCAGTCGAACTCCGACTGCTTCCCTATTGGTCTGCTGTGAGGCAGTACCGACAGACGGCTGACCCGCTAAAAGCGGAGTATTTTTGGCTTTACATTGAATCATGTGAGGCTTCCGTCAACGGTGTTGTTGTTGCCGATATGGTTGAGGCACTGCCTTTCCATATCATTTTTAAAATGCAGCGCAATTTAGGTGTCGCTGCTTAGGAGTATTTATGCAAGCCTTATACCTCTTCTCAGTTCACGGTCTTGAAGGCCGCTTCCTTGCTGACGCTACTATCATTGCCAATATCATTGGCAAGACCATCGTCCTCGAAGAAGATGACTGGCACGATTACCGATTAACCCACAACGTCTGCGAGGCTGACTTCCAAATCCTCAGCATTGACCCTGAATACTTGGAATTGATAACCCGTCATGGGTTGCTACATGGTTTTAACCCTTTCCTTGCGGAGGTCTGTGATGAGAATTGATTCTGCTGCTCAAATTTTGATTGATACCTTAGAGGGTGTTGAGGATTTCTCCCTCAACCCTGAGGAGGTTTACCCTTTAGAGGTTGCAATCAGTGGGTCTCTCCGCGTTCTCAATGTTAATGGTAGTGATGTCATTGACATTATTCAAGCCGCATGGGGTATCCATGCGTTTGATATTCTTGCCGAAACCGCTAACGACCCCCGTGTGTCAGTTGAAACTGAGCTTTATGCCCTCGTTAATGACCTTTTCTACGCAGTTAGAGCGGGTAACGCTGATTTATCAGCTTTCTTTTACGCCATTTTAGGTAAAAACCTATAGGAGATGTGTCAAAATGTTACGTTATCCCTTATCGACAGTATCTTGCAAATACGGCGCACCAATGGGTCGCCATTGTGAGGATTTAACCCACGTTATAAAAGTCTCTGTTCACCGTGTCAAAATGTCCTCTTGTGGGGCTTACGATGACGGCGGAGCATATTGGGGCATAGGTAAACCCCTCTACCGCGCTGCTGGCGAACACGAAAGCGGTGTTATTTGCGAGAGTTTTGTTCGTGCCAGTAACCGTGCCGAAGCCATTGCCCTTTTTGAGTTAGAGCCGCACCAATTGTTGCGAAACTGAGGAGTTTTCGTTATGTTTCAAATAAAAATGGGTGGGAATAGCAAAACCGCTATCCCCACTACTCGCTCCGCCCGTAGCACTTGCCCTGAGTCTTGCCCACTTCTCGGCAAGGGCTGCTACGCTGAGAACTTCCCAATGGTAATGGCGTGGGACAAGCTAACAACGGGCGGCATCAGCTATGCCGATTTGTTAGACGAGATTAGTAGGTTAAAACGCGGTACGTTGTGGCGACACAATGACGCTGGCGACCTCATTGGCAGCGGCAATCGCATTGACTTTACCGCTCTCGTTGCTCTTGTCGAGGCTAATCATGGTCGGCGCGGTTTTACCTACACCCATTGGGATTGGCGAGAAAACCGCGAGGTTATTAAATGGAGCAACCTGCTAGGTTTCACCATTAACGTAAGTACCGAGTCTCAGGCTGATGCTAAGGCCGCTTACGCTCACGGTTTACCCGTTGCCCTTGTTGCAGACCAAGTTGGGGCTGTTGAAGACCGTGAGGGTATTCGCTACGTTGTCTGTCCTGCTCAAACTAAGGGTTGGACGTGCAAGGATTGCGGCCTCTGCTATCAGGCTGACCGTGAGTACGTTATCGTCTTTCGGCCTCACGGCACGAAGAAAAAGGCAGTGATTGCGGCTCTTAACATCTAAACTAAGGGTTTTTGCCTCGCCTTTGGCGAGGCCATTTGGAGAATTTATATCATGGCTACTCAATTTAAAGTTTCGGTTGACCTTATCAACAAGTACCCTGTTATCGAAGGCTTTGGCAATTTGACCGAAGAACAGCAAGAGGCAGTTTACGAACAAGGTTGGCACGAAGACGACTTCCCTTGCCCAAAATGGGAAAAATTTTGGGACATTGACGGCGTTATTTTCAGCACCGAAATGGATTTAATTGATTTGGGCAACTTTGCCTTTGATGGTTGGCATTACCAGTATTCAGTGGACGGCGAGGACTTTGTTTGTCGCTTTGTAGGGTTGAACTGCGACACCATTGAAGTTGCCAAGTTTGTTGTAGAGGTAGTACATAACTAATTTTGGGTTTTCCAAACCGCTTTCGCGGTTTGGTAATTTTACCAATGTCGGAGAGATTAAATGGTGACTAGAAAAGAAGAAGCGGAAGCCGCAACAGGCTTGCGATTTTTACCTACTCGGCGATGCCAATGGCATCCCCAGTCCGAGTTCTATGTTTCTTCCCTGTCCTGTGTTCAGTGCATCGCTGAGTACGGTGAAAAGAAGGAGGTAAAGCAAAAGAAATCTTCCTATTGGAAGCAAAATAGTACAGCGATTAACCATCGCAGGAAGAAGAAGCGAGATGTTACCCGTGCGGTAGCCAAGCTCATTGAGCTTGTCAATTTCGGGGTTGAGTACCCTGACGCTGAGTTTCGCGTAGCAGCGGCTTTTGAAGTAGATGCAGACGTACTTCGTGCTGCTTATGATGAGTCGTGTAAATAGTTGTTAGTTAGAAGCCCTCGCGGGGGCTTCGCTACTAGCAATTCTGCTAGTTAAGGTTTTAACCTTATTTTTCAGAGGATTTTTAAAATGCCCACTATTCAAATCGAAGCTGCCCGTGAACGCTTAATTGAGATGTTAGGTGCTACACCTGTTATTTACGGTGATGTTAAATCTGTCGCTAAATCAGGTATGTCCCGCAAGATTGCTTTTTACTGTGTTGTGAATGGCGAAATCCAACGTATCACCTATGAGATTGCGCTCGTCTTAGGTCTCAAGCATGAGGATGGCGCACTGACTAAAAAAGGCTGCGGTATGGATATGGTTTTTGCCGTTATCTATGACCTCAGCGTAAGTTTATACGATGCCCCGTACAAAATTAAGGACCGTTCACTTTAAGAGGCTTCGGCCTCGCTTTGGAGATTTTTTGAGATGAACTGGTACATTTACTATTTAGAAAACTTTCTTGAGGGCGATGCCCTCGCCGCTGCCGTTGCTCGCTGCAAGACCGTTGATGATGTAGCCACCGAGATTATTCGCAGCTACTTCCCCTATAACCCACCAGTGAAGGCAGTACCCATGACCTACCGCGAGTGGGTTGAGGCTAACTTCCGTCAGTCACTCGGTTTGGGTCAGCATGAGTTGACGGCTGGTCAAAACTCTTGGCTTGAGGTCACGATTCAAGGTTTGGAGTATCACAACCCTTTCCTATCGGCCTTCGGTTTGACCGTGTGGGAACGTCTTGGCGAATACACTATCAGTATTGATGGCCAAGAGTACATTTTACCTTTCATGTGGGACTTTTAAATTATGTTTACTTTTCGCAAAGCACCTGACGGCACTATCGTTGCCCTTGACCCTGCCGTTGTCGAGGGCAAGGGTTTAATCCTCTCTTACGAACATATCGGGCAACACAGCCCTGCCTCTGTTGACCTCTTAACTGAGTGGGAGAAACCCAGTTGGGCGGAGGTACTCCCTCTTTACGAGGAGTTACTAGCTGTTGGCTACAATTATGAGCTGCCTGAACTTTTTGACGATTTCTAACCTAACCTAACCGCTCCGCTTCGGCGGGGCATTGGAGATTACAAATGAATAAGTTTCAAATCTATCGAGGCGTTAAACACCCGTTCAAACGCCGTTTAATCGCTGCGATTCCTGCTCTCTACCACTTGGTTGAGAGTGAACAGCGTATCATTCACCCCAACCCAATGACATTTGCATTGGCCAACCGCAATGACATCAGCGATTACATCATTAAGGAAGCTGATGAAAGCGATACTGGCTTGCGCGACTTCATCACCGACAACATTATGGGTGTGACCCATGACCAAGTTGTTGACCAAATCTGTTGGGGTCGAACCCTAACGATGGACGTTGCCGAAGCCGTTAGCTATTACATCTTGTACGATGTTGTTGCGGCTTTACGTTACGCCGTGTATGAGGAAGTTCAATTGCAAAACCGTGCAGCAGCTTACCCTTTCAATTCAAGAGGACTCTAAAAATGCCTAAAATCTACACCGTCTCTTTCGTTTCTTATGACGAACTATCCACGGAGCTTTACGGCGAAGTTTGTGCTGTTTTCGATAACTACGGCATGGCTAACGTCTTTGCCATTTCCGAAGTCGCTGACACGCTCAGTTACTATGAGGAGGGTGTTGCTGAACTTGAGGATAGTATCCCTAACGAGTGGGTAATCACTGTTGATTGCTACACCGTCACCTATAAATTGCAGGAGTTTACACTATGAACCTTGATAATTACCTTTGGGAATTAGCTCTCGAACTTTTCGAGAATGATAGCGAATACTCGGACGATGCCGACACCTTCGCCACTGAGTTTGTCGAAACAAATGTTTACAGCAATGAGCTGTGTTATCAATTATATTCAGGCCGTTTTGATATTCAGCCTGTGCTTGTTATCTTTGATGGGCAATGCCATCCCGAAGACGGGAGCAAAGTCTTCTATAATCGCGGCGAAGATACGTTGTACTACCTTGTTAATTGGGAGCAATACTAAATGTTACACAAGAAAATGATTAGCGAAACCGTGTTAGAGGTGTTGGACACCGAGGTCACTTTCGGAGGTGTTAAACGTCAATACCGTTACTATGACATTGCCAATTGGGTTGAGTTGAGCAACAAACGCTTAACTCATCAAAAGCATCCAAGTACCGTCAACTTTAAGATGTCAGAGAAGTTGATTGCTTGGGTAAAGTCTTTTTATCTACACGATGTTCAACCTTATCAGGGGGGCAATACTAATGAGAAATAAACTCATCAACATTTTCAAAGGGTTGTTTTTAGGATGACTTTACATTTCCTTCCTTGTGGCCATTGGGCTGCTGATGTTCGCCTCAACTTAGGTTCAGGTTTTGAAACCACATTCCGTGTCACTTCCGCTCGGCGGGAGTGGGCAATGGCAATGGCAATGGCAAGAGTATCGGCAATACTAAAACAATTAAGCTGTTAGTTGTTAGTTAGAAACCCTTGCGGGTTTTGCAAGGGTTTCGCTACTAGCAATTCCGCTAGTCAAGGTTTTAACCTTGTTTTTCGAGGAAAATTAAAATGTCCATCACAGAAGTTACCCACTACAGAACCACCAATGGTACTGTTTATAGCAGCTTCGAGTTAGCGCAAAGCGCAGAAGCTTATGAGCAAATTGTTGAGCCGATTTCTAGGCACATAGACTGGGAAGAACAAGCCTTTGAATACAATGACTTTCTTGAGTTCTTACAACAGAGTTCAGAAGCCCCTGCCTTTGTTGAAGCTATTAACGAGGTTTTTGCTAAGAACCCTCATAGAGGTTTTAAACCTGCCCCGAACCAAGAGGTGATGTAATGCCCCTTGAACTCCGTCCCCATCAGGTCGAGACGTTGAAGTTCTATGCCGCTAACAAAAACTGTCTTAACCGTAGCGAACCTGCTACGGGCAAGACAGCCCCCAGTTGCGTCATGGCCAAATACGTCAACAACAACGAAAACGGCAGCACTATCTTTGTGATGCCAAAATCATTGCTCATCAAAAATGAGGAGGAAATTACTAACTGGACAGGTTTGAAGACGCTGATTTATCGGGGTCAACCCACCTTAACAAAGTGGAAAGGTGAGACCTACGATGTGATTTTGACAACGGCGGATACCTTGTCAAAACACATCGACCATATCTTAAAAATGTTGTCGAAACGCATCGGGTTGATGATTGCCGATGAAACGCATTTGTATTGGTCATCGGCAATGGCAAAAAGAACGCAATTTATACTGTCGTTTGCTCGGAAAGTCCCTCGTAATTTGTGGCTAACAGGGACAGTCATTCGGGGTCGATTAGACAGTGCTTACCCTGTGATTCAAATGATTGAGCCGCGTTACTACGGTAATCATGCCTCCTTTATGAATCAACACGCGGTTAAAAACCCTTTCACGGGGGAAGTGTTGGGTTGGTGTAATGAGTCTAAAATCAATGCCATCCTCAATAACCACTCCGTTAATTATCTGTTCCGCGATATTTATGGCGACCCTGATTTTGTTTACTTGCCTACTCACGTTGAGATAAACGAGAAACATCAGAAGTATTATAAAGAGTTTGAACAATTCGCCAACTTAGAATTGGATGATGACTCAGTGTTATATGCTACGGAAGCGGGGGTGCAAACGCTCCGTTGCCGTCAAATACTCGCCAATCCCGAAGTCTTAGGTTTGAAAATTCCTGAGTACGGCAAGGACGAGTGGATTTTTGAAAACTTGTTGAACGGCGACTATCAAAAAGTGGTGCTGTTTTCGGCTTTACAAGGTGAACAGGTGCGACTCGCCCGTAAAGCCGAAGAACATGGCTTCAAGGTCGGCCTTATCAATGGCACTGTGAGTAGCGATAAACGTGGCCAAATAGATAAGGCTTTCAGAGACGGTGACTTACAGGTTATCGTTGCCAGCCCCGCCACCGCTGGCGTTGGCTTGAACTGGCACAATTGCGAAGTCGCTGCCTTCGTCAGTATCGATTATATGGACGATAACATCACTCAGGCCACGTTTCGCTTCATTCGCGGTAAACGGGATAAAACAATCCCTATCTACTTGTTACGATATAAGAACACAATCGAAGACAAGATTTATGGTATTGTTCAACAAAAATCCGAATTGGCTGCCCGTGCTGATTCAAGTAGAAAACCCCTAAGAGGACTGTTTTAATGTTTATTGCTCCTTCTATCTCATTTAAACCTGTCTTAGTTCAGGAAAAAGTCAGCTTGCACTTTTTAGCTTTCTACACTTACAGCGGAGCTAAAGGTTACGCTTATCTTGTCAAACCTCAACTTTGGTCAAGAAATTCAAAACCTATCTTTATGGTTTTATTAGAAAATGGTCAAAGTTTTCAAAGGGAGATTATTCAAGAATCTATACTCTCGACTTTAATTAAGTATGTACGGCTTAATATAAGAGATGCCTCAGAGCTTGATAAACTCCGAGAGCTAGTTGGTGAGGTAGGGCAAGATTACGACCTAAAATTAACCGTATCATTCCCTAATTTAAACCTAAACCACACGGTAAGTTACCTAGAAATTTAAAAACCCCTAAGAGGACTGTTTTAATGACTCAAAACATCAACCCCAAATTACACTTTCAAAATAACACCCACGTTATTCGTGTAATGACTCGTTACCATTTGCAGTGGCAGTGCCTTTGCCTTTTCTATCTCAACACCGATAATGAGTTAGTCACCGTGACGCTAAACAAGGAAATGGTAGTACCTGTTAAGGTGTGTAGTGCCGATTACTTTATCAATCAAACTCGACCTAAGACGGATTTGGAGGTACTAACTTCGGCGGAACTGGAGCGGTTCAAGTCTCGTGTGTCCATCACTAATTACTCGGTACGCTTTGTGCATAAACTTGCAAAACTATTGGGGGGCTGATGAGACCCATACCTGCCTCAACCGACCCACAACACCAATACTACCTTGCCCAGTGTGTGAGCAAACAGGGTTTTGAAAGTGTTGCCCTCGCCAATAAAGTGGTGAAGGCAAGAAAAATAGCAACGGCGAGGCAGGTGTATAAATGCGAATTTTGTGACAAATGGCACTTAGGTACTGCTGACCGCGGCAGAACGGCTAAACCTTATCGGAGAAATTAAAATGCCTTTGCTAATCCTTTGCCTGATGCTCTCAGGCTGTGCAGGTAAACCCCCTTGTTTAAACGTGCAGATTAAGGTCTGCCCTGTGGTAGAGGACATTCAGAAATGAGTGAGATACACGTTGTCACTAACCCTTTAACAAACCTTATCCATGCAGAAACAGTGTTAAAGAACGGTTATACTTGGGGTGCAGATAAACAAGACGTGACCATTGAAGCGTTAGTGGCAGTAGCACAACACGTTTTAAACTTTGGTGCGCCTGTTGAAATCAGCCGAATAGACGGTACTCCTGAGTACCGTATCACTGTTGAGAAATTGTAACTACTGGCGTAAGGCGCAAATACCCGCGCCGATTTACGCAGAAAACTGTAATCACAAACGTCAAAAGATAAGCCATTATTGGCTGGGTATTTGTCGCACTTGACGTAGAGTTAGGGTGGATTAGCGATGAAACAGATAGTTGTTAGTTTTAGTGGTGGCAGAACAAGCGCGTATTTGTGCAGCTTAATTAAAAAATTGCACCCTGCCGCTGTTTTTGTTTTTATGGACACGGGTGCAGAGCATCCAGCAACCTATGACTTTGTGCGCCAATGCAATAATTATTTTGGCTTAAATTTGGTGTGCTTGCGTGCAAAAGTGAGTCAAGAGCAGGGTATTGGCGTTGGTTACGAGATTATAGACATTGCTGATATTGGCCATAACTTGAATGTTTGGCGCGATATGCTAGAAAAATACAGCACTC